GAAACCACTTCCTAAGTACTCAAAATTTTTATTTTTACTCATATATCTTTTTGTATTTTTAGATAAATATTACGCCTCTAAACTAACTTCAGCATATTCAAAAGATAAATTTTTTGATGAAAAAATGTCAGTTAATGATAAAAGTAAATTTTTTAGGTGTGGTCTTACATCCACGGTATATCTTATTTTTGGAGGGTAGATTTTTGCGTCGATTTGTCTATGACAAATTGTCACATCACCTTGTTTGATGAAGACGTTAAAATACTCAGGACCTTCAGTATATGATGTATCCATAACCGCAGGATTGTTAATAATTTCATACATATTATCCAACATATATGTTGCAGTTTTCATTTTTAATTGACGTTCTAAATCGTGTTTGAAGTCTTTAATTAACTCATATAACTCAACCGAATTTTTTGATTTCGGATTGAAATCTTTCACGTTAAAAAAACGTTGTACGATGATATTTTCATTAACCATCATTAAAAACTCTAACTTTGTTGATTCATTTTGTTCTTTCATAATTTTACTTTTTAAACTTTCTTTTTTCTTTTCTTGTTAATTTTAAAAAGGGTGTTAAAAAACTCACCCAAGCATTATCACCTTTCGGTAGGAACTTAAAGAATCCGTCTTCCATCATCATCTTAATTACGTTCCTGTGACCTCGACCATCTGGGTCCAAGGTTTCTGAATAATATTCATTTACTACGTTTTTCCCATCTTCAGTAATTAAAGGGTTAGACAAATCAACTATTTTTTCATTAATAACAAAAAACTCATCACCAAATATACCACTTTTAGTTTTACCCGTTAAAAGATTTTGTAAAACTTTGTTGTCTTTATCTTCTTTGTGTAGAAGTTCGGCCTTTTGTAAAATATCGGTGAATTTTACTTCTCGGTCAAGTAGCTCAGGAAATAATTTTACCAATGTCTTATCCCCAAGGTAATAGATACCATCAATATTATCCGATTTATCACCGGCTATTATCTTGTAAGTCTTAACATTATAGTGGGGAACTTCAATTTCCTTAAACTTAATCTTATCACCAAGTTTATAGTATTGTTTTAAATCAGGTAAATATACTCTTACCTTATCAGATATTAATTGTGTTAAATCACGGTCACCTGAAAATATAGTTTTCTCTTCATCAGGGGAGATTTGACAATAGTAAGCAATCAAATCATCAGCTTCGTTATTATCTACCAACACCTGTCTTATAAACAACTCTTCCAAGTATTGTTTAACACGTTCTTTCTGTTCTAAAATTGAATTTTCTTTATCAGAATCAAAGGGACTCTTTCGATTCGCTTTATATTGAGGATATAATATTTTTCGTGATAATGAATTTTCATCACCATCCCAAAATACAACAACTTTATCAAACCCTTCTGTTTCAATAAATCGTCGTAATGTGTTTATAAAGTGCCACACCCCACCTATGTGTTTTCCGGAGTGAAAGAAATCTTTCACCCCATGAACACCAATTTTAATTAGGTTGTTTCCATCAACCAATAATGTTTTAGTCATTTAATACCTATTAAAGGTTCTACACTAATCTTCATATTCTTCTTCCTCTGTAGGAATAAACACTTCACTAAGTTTAAAGTCACCCTCACCACCTAATTTTTTATTCCAATAATCAGAATATTCTTTTTTGTATTTCTCAATAGCGGCTTTATCATCTTTGATATAACCTTGAGGAACTGCTAATATTTTACCATCTTTATATGATAAACCATTAACGTGGTTCTTCAATATTGATATTTTTGTTCTTGTCGCATACACAACAGTTCTACCGTTTTTAGTTGCGGTAATGTGATTGATACCGGCTTTCTTTTGATTACCAAATAAGAACACTAACGAAGATGCTAACCATATCGCCTCACCACCTTTTGCTTTAATCTCAGGTTGACCGAATGGATTGTCAGGTAATTCAACCCAAGGTTGATTGATTACAACCATACTTGCCCAATAAGGAACATCCTCTTTTTTAGTTTTAGATATTCTCGCAGAAATACCCATACCTATTTTGTCGGCAAATGTTGCGGCGTTATGTTGTTTACCACCTTTACCATCAAACGTCATCTTACAAGGAATTGAACCTACTGAATCCCATAAAAATAGAATGTTGTACGGAATCTCACCTTTGTCTTGAGCATCCAAGATTTGATTAATGAAATCTGTTGCTTGTTCAATATAATCAAAACTGTCGTTGAAAATAAAATTACCGTCCCATTCACCCTCAGAGTTTTGTTCCGCCTGAAGACCTAATTCAACCGCGTGTTCCCAATTCCATTTTCTTTCAGTGATAATGAAAACAGGTAAATCACCTTGTTTTTGAGCATTAGCCGCAGCTAAAATCATTGCAGTTGTTTTAGATGAGTTTGAGTGTCCTAAGAACATATTGATATGCCCTTTACTTGGTCCAGGTAGACCACAAGCGTCAGCAAACTCCTCACCACAATCATAAAAACTATCAGGTTTATATTTTGTTTTAGTTGAGAACTTACCTTTAATTGAATCTAATGAGAATTCTTTTTTCTTTACTGCCATATATTGTGTTTTTAAAATAAAAGATAAAAAAAGGTAGTGATTAAGTCAACCACTACCTATCTATAGGTTTTTTTATTTAGAATGGTAAATCCTCATCAGAATCGTCATTCACTTGTGGGTCAGCATAAACCTCAGTTTTCGCTTTAGAACCACCAAAAGATTCTTCACCTTCTGTTGAATCTCCGTAAGTGTATTTACCCAATTCAGTATTCCATTTTGGAGTCTCTCCACGAGCGATTGCTTCAAGATACTCAACAGGTTTTTTAGAGTAAACGTCTTTCCAAGTTAACTCATCGTTAGCCCAAGATTTTTTTGTTTCCTCATCTTCGTGTAAAGGTGTTGGGTCATCATACATAATTGTTTGAATAACCGTGTATTCTTTACCTTTAGGTGTTTTAGCTTTAGTCAATTCAAGGATTAAATCACGACCTTTTTCAGAATCGGTAACATCACCTTTGTTTCTCCAAATAGGGATGATTTTATCTAAAATCCCTTCGTTTTTGTAGTTGTGTTTAAAACGCCAGAATTTAGGTCCGTCTTGTTCGTTATCACGGTCAATAACTTTAACAATGTAAAATTTACGAGATTTGTATTCTGAAGCCAATTTTTTATCACCTTCAATTAATAACTCCTCATAAACTTCATTTAACGGAGAACGTTCATTGTCCATTGCCGGGTCGTATAATTTAACATACTTACCATCAATCAACATTTCGTGAAACATTGCTTCTTTAAATGGTGAAGAACCATCACTTGTTGGGAGAATTCTAAGTCTTTTTTGACCTTGTTTTTCATTGTCTCCTAAGATAGCCGCGAAGTATCTTTTTAATCTGTCCTCTTGAGAGATTTTTGGGGTGTAGTTACCCGTTTGTTGTGCTTTCTCGTACTGAGCCAACACTGCATCTAAACTGTTTGTCGCCATAAATTTTAATTTATATTATTTGTTTATCTAATTATAAGCCCGCCTTTTTGTATTGTCAAATCGTAAGGAAAAAAAAACCTGTCGTAAGACAAGTTTTTTTTCTCATACATATATAAGTATTAATATTTCAATTTAAAAACATTATCCTCTTCACCATCTTTATCGTAATCAGTGAATGTTTTTTGAATTTCTTTAGGTGAAAAATCGGTCACCTCGTCATTAGTAAGGATATATTCATCTCTACCTAATTTTTCAAACTCATCTTCTTTATCCTCAAAGTATTGTGATAATGTTTGGTCAAATGGACCTGAATCATAAGTTCTTAATTTTAATTTTTCTTCAGGTGTTTTAGTTCTATATTTCTCAACTTTAGCCTCTAAACTATTTAATTGATTGACAATATTATCCATTTCACCTAATTTACTTTCTAAATTTTCTAAGTGAGAAAATAACTGTTGGAAGTATTCTTCTTGTTTCTCCTCAGTATTTTTTTGTGACTTAACTAAGTCAGTAACATCTAATTCTTTAGTATCACCATTTTCCTCACCAACTTTTTCAACATCAGGGTCATTTTCAATATCCACAGGTTGTGGAATATCACCTGTTGGTGCTTCAGGTGCTGGTGGGGCTCCTGCCGCCAATGGGTCAGCCGGTGGTGCTCCCGCTGCCGCAGGGTCCGCTAATGGGTCCGCAGGTGGTGCTCCCGCCGCTGCAGGGTCCGCTAATGGGTCTTCAGCCGGTGGTGGAGGTAATTCTTGTTCATTAATATATCTATTAATCGAATTAAATCTTTTAATTTCTTCTAAAATCTTTTTTTCTACACTCATAGTATTATCCGTTTAACAATTGTTTTACCCCGTTATGTGTTTCCACCTGAACTCTTCTGTTAGTTGCCATTGTGTTATCAACTCTTTCAATAAGTCCGTCTTTCATTCTAATAGTATAACAATCACCTGTGTCTAAATCACATACTTGTTTAAACCCGTTACCGGCATCTTTTTCAGAATATTTGGTATTCTTACCCAAATAATTATCTAATATTAATTTTGTGTTCATAATCTTTTTTATTTATAAATATCTTTATTTTATAAAATAGTATATTTGTTATACTTTTAACGAATCAAATAAATTAACCGAAGATTCTACTTTAGATTTCAAATTAGATAATACTGTAGCGTCCATTTTAGTATATGTTGTTTCAGGAATATCATTTTCCGAATTTAATATTAAGAATTTAGTAATATCCTCCACAAAGTTAACAGGATTTTGATTTGTTGATTTAATTGTCACCATTCTAGATTTATATCTATTTAGTAAATAATCAATATTACCATCAATCGTATTAAAAACCATAAATGGTGTTGTGGTTTGAGCAAAACCAGTTCCCATATCAGTTGAAACAATTTTACAGAAATACTTCGTTGTTGGTGTCGTACTCCATTTTGAAATTAATTTATGGTTAGTAAAATTACTTTCGTAAGCTTTAAATGAAACACCCTGAAATGACGACATATACATTGATGCGAATACAACATATTTTAATTTACCATCATCACTTAAATTCATATTTGCCATTCGTGATATAATCTTACCTCGAACATCTTTAGGTGTAAATTCTTTTTCAGTTGGGTTTTCAACTAATGTGTATTTTTTATAATCAGTATATAAAGAACCTCCACAATTTCCTGATTCATCTAATTTATTATTTACCGATAACCCTTGTTGTGAGGCCATTTGATTTGTAATATCCGTATTAGTTTTAGGGTTAGAATTATTTGTTGCTAATGATGTTTTAGCTCTATCTTGTTGTTGTTTTTCAATAATTGATTTTAATAATTTAACTCTAAGTGTTTGAATTATATTATCAATTTTTAATACCGCCGCCGCGGGTTGTCTAATACCTTCAACAATTGTCTCAAAAGTACCAGGTGCTATAGTATGGTTAACTTGTGTTATCATATATGGTCCGTGGAACATTGGCACATACCTTAAATTAAAATACATTGTTGGTTGTATTAACGCGTTTCCTACCATTGAAACTGTACAAGTATAACTTCTGTTCTTATAGATATTGTATAATGATATTGATTGTGTTGCGGAATTTTTACCTGAACTCATATTCGCCATCATATTCTCAATTTCAAGAGATTCCGCAGTTGCAGTTCCCGATTCTTGACCAACACTAAAATTGTAAAATATTGATTGATTTTCTGTTCCGATATCAACGTTAAACCCAACAACTTTGTTTGACTTATCCCAATCCTCTTTATTTTTTTGGTCTTCTAATAATGGACTTGGTTTAGTAATATCAAAGGCATCATCTCTAAATTTAAAATCAACGTTTTTAACATCTAACACTTCACTAGCCTTAGACGCATATTGACAAACCAATTTAGCCGACGAATTTCTTATATCAACATTTAAAAATGTTCCAAACATAGTATTAGCGAAATCAGAACTTTTTTCAAGTACAGGTGTTGGTTTTTTAGACGCCTCCTGTACATTATAGAAATTAACGTATGACGGTAAATTCATAACAACAAAGTTATTTTCAACCAATATAGACTCAACAAACCCCATCATTGATATTTTAGGGTCACTCGTATATAAAGTATCCAATCTAGCCTTTAATGCGTAAACATCAACAATAATTTGGTCCCCAATATTTCTTGACGCTCTATCTAATAACAATACGTCTTCAAATAATGTTTTATTATTATATTCATAACCCGCAATCCATTTATCATTAATCGCTTTAAAACATTCCCAATATTCCAACTTACCAATTGTTGTATCAATAACAACCCCACTCATTTGTTCAGGTGTGTCAACAACACTCGGTAATCCACCAACAGGTGATTGTAATCTTACAAATAAGTTATTCAAGGCTTTATCTTGAAACTTAGTCATATTATCAATGTACTCATCGACCAAAGTTTTAAAGTTAATAAAATTAAAGTCTGATTCAAACGGTACATCTAATTTTAAACCTGAAGGTCTAATATATGTTGTTGTTATTGGATTATCTTGTATTCCAAATTCACCATAATAATCCGTAATAGTTTGATTAAATATTTTAATTTCAGGATTACCTCCAAACAATATTTTAGGTCCCCCGGTAAACAAAATAACTTTGTTAGGGTCATATAATACAGGAGTTACTTTAAATTTATTAGTCGGTAATAATTCAATAATATTACCATCGGACAATACCGCATATGAATTCTCATTAGGTTCGTCTGATGGAATTATCGCACTATCATTATAATCAATTAATTTTTGAGTTGCATAAATTTTGATTATTGGTGAAAAAGTTACAATGTTTTCAACAGTAAACGCAACATTTAAATCAACAAAGAAATCGGTAATATAAGACCCGTTATCACTATACGTTAATTTTTCAATTTCAGAATAACCAATATAAGTTTCTAATGCTTTCCATTCATTAGGATATTCGGTTTTAGAATATGATAAAGTAACAGTACCACCCTCAGTTGGTAATGAATTAGGTGTGTCAACTCTATATTTAGTCCAAACATATGGGTCAGTAATTTCATAATTTGAGAAACTTAAAAATAACTTTCTATCGAAATTACCAGGATTACCATATTTTACATACATATTGGTATCAATAAATTTGGTTAAATATTCATTAATATTCGATAATTGTTTTTGTTGCATTTTTGAAATGATTTGATTTGATGTTGTACCTGTCTGTACAGGAATCTTCATCATATCAACCATTAATTTTTGAAAATTCATCCCATAATCAACCTCTGTATTAATATCATACATTGATTTACTGAAATTTAAAAACTTCTCTTCAAATAAATCTAAAATATCTTTTTCGAAAATTGAAAACATTTCACTTATATCAGCATATTTTGTACTATCCCCTTTGATATTAAAATTCGGTTGGATAACAACTTCATTAGGGTTTTCAGGTTTTGCCAATAATATTTCTTTTAGATATTTTTTTGGATTGTTTTTCAATACTCTTGAGTTATCAAAATATCCATACGTTGGTAATCCCCAAAAATTTCTAACCGTACCATTAAACATTGAAGTATTACCTGTTAATTCAACTTTCATCTGAATTCCTTGAAAACATTCAGATTCCGCTTGATTTATTAGAGAACCCATAGATGGGAACGGATATACAAATTTCTCATCCGAAGTTGTTACATATACACTCCAAGGAATAACTCGAATATCTCTTTCAAGATTTTTTTCATCAAATCCTTTATCACCAGCAATTAATGTCTCTCTAACAAATTTTAAATTTAACCCTAAGTTATTTATCGCATTTTGAATATTACTATTAGTATAACCCGGTAGATTAGTCTCAACTTTAAAATTAACTGTGTTAACAGTTTGAGTATTAGTTACGGTATAAGTACCAACACCTCCCGGAGTACCTGTTAACTGATTAACAATTGATGTTCCTGCTAACACATTTGTCGCCAATATAAAATCACCAACTTGTAAATTATTTGTACTAGCACTCGTAACCGTCATTACATTATTAAGTATTGACGCTTTACCTGTTATTATTATAGTAGAACTGATTATTTCGTACCCTTGATAAAATACGTTAAAATCATTAATTAATTTGGGATAGAATCCTGTATTAATCAATGTTGATGTATCAGTCCCATATGTCGTATTTTTTTGTAAGATAATATCAACAGTACCCCCATTTACATTGAATGTATAATTTTTTGTACTCGCACTTGTAATCGGGTCAAAATTTGTCACGTAATCAAAATCTTTCCATACATTATCTAAAATATCAATATTTTCATTAATGTATTTTTTATAACGATGCCAAATAGAACCTATTTTAACAATAAAAGGATATGGTAATTTATGTATCGCACCATATTTTTTAAATGCCATACAGATATAATCCAATTCTTTCTCAACCCCTAAATCATATGATTTGTACTTTTCACGTAAAGTCGATAAAGGTAAACTATTAATAAACAAATATGCCGCAGATACAAAGGGGTGTTCATCAAACTCTCTAAATTTTTTAATACCCTCTTGAATTGCATTAACAAAATAAGGAGTATTCATCATTGAAATTGTTTGGTTAGCATTAACAAATCCACTATAATTGGTATATTCTAAATTACCTTCAGTTATCATTTGTTTGTCAGGAGTTCTTTCTCTATAAAAAGAAGAAAATGGTCCAACATAATTTTCAGGTGACGGAAGTTTCACATCAACTTTATACACAAAGTTAGTAACAGGAACTATACTATTTTGTAATGAGTAGTTTGTTAAAACTTTATATTTTTTATCATATGATATCGTTTTAGTTGTACTATTAACATCAATAACGTCTTGAAGTTTTTTACCATCAGCTAATTTATTTTTCACCCATAGGAAATCAACAAATGGGTATACATCTAATAAATCAAATTTATTAGTTGCCGTATTACCCGTTAAAATATCAATAAATTGTTCTTCACTTTTTAAACTAACAGTAGGTTTAACTAATGGATTTTGCATTACAATCTCATCAAGAAATAAAAACTTATTAGTATCATTAATATTTTTAATATATGGAGTATTATATATACCCCTAATATAATTTTGCCAACTAACACCAACACCTTGATTTGACATATGTCTTAATGTTAATAGAAAGTTGTTAGCCGAGTAACCATATTGCCCAAGTTTTTTAATTAAAAATGGATTATCACTTGATAAACTTTCTTTAATATTAATTGACTCAGCTTCCGCAATTGCATTAGCCATTATGTCAACAACACCAGGTGTTCCCGCGATTCTATTTAATCTTGAGTTATTTGATAACAATAACATTCTTTCAAATATTTCAAAGAAATATTTTACTTCCTCTTTGTTTTGAAATACAGTGTTTGAAATTGGGAACTCTATAGCATTTAACGATATTCTTTTAATATCCAATACTTCATTAAAAACCGGCTGAGCTGTATTATCTTCTTTAGTTCTAAGAGTATAACCTTTAGTAAATTCTTCAACAAACTCAACTTCAGGCCATTTTTCAGAATTATAACTTTTAGTTATTTTTATAACATCTTTATCACCGGGGTATCTTGGTTCAAATTTTTCGTGACCATTATCACCTGTTGTGGATATTAAGAATGTAGGCCAAGGATATACCGGTACATTTTCATTAACACCTGACGCTAAATTATCAGGACTCGCACTTGCAACTGAGGAATCAAAAATAGCCTTTTTTCTATCTCTATCATCTCTAACATCCCAAGCCTTTCTGTGGACTTCTTCTAACAATCTTAAAAACGCTTCACCATTCGCAAATATAACCGCCAATACATTTCTAATAGTTGGTTTAAATCCAATACCATTTTCATTACTTTGCATTAATTTAAATAACGCATCAGTTAATTCCTCCTCAATTTGTTTTTTATATTTTTTTACTTGATTGTCAATTTCATTTAATTTTTCTGTAAAACTACCTTCACCTTCATAAAAGAAATATTCATTAACAGGTTCAGGTTGACCGTCTTTTAACGTATAAACAGTATTTAATTGATTTTTTAATACGCCTTTTTCCTCCAAACTTTTTTTAAGTTCTAATTCCTCTTGAGTTGTTGGATTTTTGTTTTTCATAACGACATATGTCTTTTTGAAATCCACATCATCGGGTACAAATGTTTTTTCAAACATTTCATATTTTAAATCAACAGAAATACTTGATGAGGTTGTTCTACCATCAATTTTATAACTACCATTTTGACCTAATGTTTCATTACTATTTAATTTGTCAACCGCAGTATTAACAAGATTTCTTAATTTTTCTTTAGCCTCATTACGTTTATTTAAATTATTAAATTCATTTTTAAACGTATAAATTATCGTATCATCACTTTTAGTAGGTTTTAATATTTTATATTTAGTTAACGCACCTTCCGTTGACGCAGGAATTAATGACCTCATAGAACCTAAACCAGTTTCTTTTAACACTAAAAAGTTTTTAGTGTCCATATAAGCATCAAACCAAGATGTTGTTTGGAACTGATAAACTTCACTTCTTAATTGTTGTAATGTTTTTTCATAACTAGTTATATTATCTAATGGTGTTAAATTTTGTTTTGAGAACGAATCTAAAATATTTTTAATAAAATTTTCAATATTATATCTTAACTTACCAATTGTTAAATTAGGGAAATCTTGAGGTATAAGTCCCTTTGTTTTATATTCGGTATACATTTCTTTAACCTTCTCATATCCCTTATAAGCATCAACATTAGTAACTTCTTTTATATTACTTGCTGTCCCTATTTTAGGTGTTACCGAATATCTTGATTGATACATGTACGGAACTGCCAATAAGTACCCCATAGAAATTTCAGCAATACAACTAAATTGGTATGTGTGGAATTTTAAATCAACAATGAAGTTTCCACTTGAATAGTCGTATCTAGCGTTAAATGACCTTAACATTAATTTATAACGAATACCTTTACCGTAATACCCTTTTAATGTTAATTCAAACATAGGGTAAGGCATATTGAAGAAAGCGGCGTATGGTGAACTATTACCCGCTTCAAATAACGCACGTCCTTTAACATCTTCAAGTGTTATGTCAAAGGTTGGCATGAAATCAGTACCTTGTCTAATGTTAATTCGAGTTATCCCTAATAATCCAGTATCAGTAGCCTTGTCTTCACCATTTGAACGTATATTTTGTCTTATATAGACATCATTAGCAACGTTTGGGTTAGTAACGGTTGTTTTATTAGGTTGATTAATTCCCCTACCTTGTAAACTATCTTTACCCGTTATCTCATCAACATATTTGTTATTTAAAAATGTATCACCACCAGGACTTAAAAAGTTAATTGACGCTATTGATATAGTTTGGATTGCGTCGTTAGCCGCAACTCCTAAGGCTAATTTAGTTCTTGGGAATACCTGACAAGACAAATTAGCATACATCACTAAGTCTTCTTGTTTTACAAACCTGTCTTTAACATTACCTTGGTCATCAACCACTTTATTTGGGTTAACAACAATAATGTTATTACTATCAAAATCTACATATATATTTTCTGTCTTATCTACCATAATAAAAGAAATGGGTTTCTAATTGATTGTTATAATCTTGTAATGAAGCTATTAAAGGAAATGGAATTGTCAAGATAGAACCATCAGTAATATTCCATTCTTGACCACCAAATTTTGGATTAGCCGTCATTATCAACCAACCAAAATAGGGTGTCCCATAATATTGTTGGGAAACTTTATCAAGTCTTGATTGTTCTGTTTTATAGATATATCTTTTATCAGAGTTCTTACTAGTTAAATTAACGAATGGAACAACAGTCTGTTGACCATTAATTATAAAATTGTTATACCTATTATAATACTTTCCACCCATAATTAATTAAATTTAATTTTACCATCAAATGTTTCAAAATTGTTAATCTGATTAGCATCCCCTTTATATAAATTAAGTAAATTCTTTTCTTTATTACTTTGTTCAGTTGGGTCAGGTTCTGTCGTAAAGTCAACAATATATGGTAAACCTTTTTTATACAATAACTCATCAAGACCTTTTATGTATTTTTCATATTCAGAATCTTTTTTAAATTTAGAGAATGTTTTATTCTCATCTTTTAATTCATCTTTATACAAATCAACTAAATCGTCAACCACATTTTCGAACACTCTTTTTAGTTTTTTAGGTTTTTTTACATCTATAATATTAGGTGTTAATATCTTATTAGTGAATTCTTTAACTTTATTTTTATCACTTAACAATCTACCCATAATCATATAAAATCTGACAGTTTCATTTTTAGTGATATCAGTGAAAAAGAAGTCATTCTTAGTACCGTTGTATTGAATGTCGTTAGTGTTTTCAATTGCCGGTGGTAATATCGGATAATCATATTTAGAATTATTAGCCGTTAATAAACTATAATAATCATTAAGTGTTACTTTAACTTTTGTAAGGTTAGCAACCAATTCATCAAATTCAACCCCACTTTTTAAATTATAAATTTTTAAACTTCCATCCTCTAAAATCCTACCATCTGTTTTTGAATTAACAAAAATTACTTTTCTAATTGTTTGAACATAATCTTGTTGAGGTGTCCCCATTTTATTATTAACAATCATACTAATATCAGCAAATAAAGTAGCCTTCAAACTCTTAACATATTTTGTTAAATTGTTTTTAAGAATACTCATAGTAATTTTACTACCATCACCTTTAAAACCTTCTTCAATTAATTTAGCAACTATTGGATTAGTATCTTTACTAATATCATTTATTACTTGTTCAAACAATTTATCTAAATTCTCTTGGATAACAGGTTTACCTAAAATATTCGCAGTGTTACCCGACACACCTCCCATTTGTAAATCCCCTTTAAAGAAATTACGTTTAGTGCAAACTAACGATAACATAGCACAATTAGTCTTAGCTCGTAATTCATCCAAAGAATTAAATGTGTTTGCAAAATAAGTTCCACTATCATCATATAATTTGTCCATTATTTTCATATAACTCATTTCACCTGTCTCACCACTTGTTGGTAATGGTGTTGTCGTTTTAATCTCACCAATAGTTTGCCCCGCATCATTTGATTGTTGAGCAACAGTATTATTAACAGGTGGTGGTGGTTGTTTTGCAACAATAGCATCAACAACCATTTTGTCTAACGCAGATGTGTCTTCAGTCCAAACCGCTCTTTCATCGTATATCTCAGTATTACCATAATAGTTAAACGATAAAGCGTTTTGTAATTGGTCAACAGGTTCTTTTAATCCCATACCACCAATCATTTTAAACGATAACGAAACTTTAGCAAACATTGGTTGAACACCAATACCTTCAGGGTTCATATCAAATTGTAATGGTTCATAGGTAAATGAAACATTATCAGGAATAATTTTAGTATTATAAAAATCCCCGATTCTAAGTATCAATACGGGAGGTGCACCAAATGATGTGTTTACCGCATCTAAACTTTTCACATTATTATCACTAATCACAGGTATTGTTTCACCAGGTCTAACACATTGATTTAAGAATGTTAAACGAGCATTTAAACCTTCAGGTGTCATTGAGTGAAATGCGGGATTAAAATACTTAATTTTCTCTTTAAATGAGTCATATACCATAGGTGAACTTTCTTTTATCACTTGGAAATAATCACATTCACTTAATAAGTTTCTTAATATCTTTTTAGAAATCCCTTCTTTAATTTTTTTAACAATGTTAACTTCAGGTTGTGGCTTTTTAACCGGTATTGTTGATGTACCACCTGTAGTTTGAGTTGGTGGTATATCAACAGGTCTTGCGGTTGTTGTAGTTGTAGTTGATTCAATTTTATTAACAACAATTGATTTAACTCTTACTCTACGACAAGCCATCGCACTTGTTGAATAAATTTGTGCTATATTTTTATTTTTAGTATCTTGGGGAACACCAGGTTTAGTTGGTTTTTGATTTACTTTACAATCAACATCTTTACCTGTTCCTGAGTTTTCAGTTGCACCTGTTTTACCCGGACTACCTTCTTCAACTGATTGTTTAGGTATAACAACCTCTTCACCTGTTGTCGTTACGTTTTTTATTGTAATTTTACCTTCATCAAAAAATTTACCTAAATTTTTCTCACCAATACTTTTTTCTTTTAAAAATCGTTTAATACTATCAACACGTATTTCTGATAGATTTTTATTATAAGTAACACTTGCAACCGCAGATGCCGAACCTTCTAATTCAATACTAATAGTACCTAAACCTTTACTAATAATATCATAAGCATCAGTTATGAAATTT